CACAGGATGCAGGCTTAGAAAATGCTGGTTTATTGATGGGCCAACCTGCCCAGGCTTTTCCAGAACAAAATCATCAAGCGCATTTAGATACGCACAAAAGTTTATTTTTAACTACTATTGTCAAAGAAAGTCCGCAGGTGCAAGCGCTTATAATTTCTCACTGTATGCAACATTTGCAATTTATGGCCATGCAACAAGCACAAGAACAAATGCCACCAGAAATACAACAACAAATCCAACAAATTCAAGGACAAATGCAACAAGTTTCTCCAGAGGAAGCGCAACAAATCCAACAACAAATACAAATGGTTACAGAACAATTTAGTGCCCAGATTATGGCTAAACTTGCAAATGAGTTTTTACAATCCATTGGTATGGGATCTGGTGAAGATCCATTAGTTGACATTAGAAACCGTGAATTAGATCTTAAAGATAAAGAGCTAAATATGGAATCTGAGCAGTTTGTAGCCAAACAAGGTCAAAGACAGCAAGAAAAAATGATGGACGGACAATTGCAACAAGAAAGGATAAATGTGCAAAAAGAAATAGCAGATGATAAACTTGGGGTTGCTTTAGATAGACTTAAACAAAATGCTGATTTAAAGTTATTTGAATTAGAAAATAAAATTCGGGGAATATTATGACAACATCTTACAAACTAGAAGCACAAAAAAAATTAAAAGCTGAAAAAAAACAATTGCGTGAGCAAGAAGCTATTGAATTAAAACAGCAACAAGAGGCAGAAGATAAAGCACACCAAGAAAATATGGCTAGAATCGAAAAGAAAATAGCAATTATTAATGGTGAAGTGCCAGTAGAAGAAAAACAAGTTGTTAAAAAAACAACAACAAAGAAAAAATCTACAGTAAAAAAACCAGTTGCAAAGAAAAAAACAACAACTAAAAAAGCAACCAAGAAAAAAACTAAATAGATTATGGATGAAATAGCTGTTTTAGACAGTATCAAAAAATCAATCTCCCAAAGAGAACAACAGATACAAGAAACTTTGATGTCTGGTGGACTAAAAGATATTGAACATTATAAATATTTGCAAGGAGAGCTCAGTGCTTTATACTATATTGCAAACGAAATAAGTGACATGGGAAAAAATATATGACGAATATTAAAGAAAATAACGTAATGGCTAAAAAGGTAGCAGAAGCATACGTTGAACCAGACTCAGTGGTTTTAGATCCAGAAAAATTAGATCAATCAATTTTAGATCGTATGCCGCAACCAACTGGCTGGAGAATGTTAGTGCTACCATACGCAGGAAAAGCCAAAACAGAAGGCGGCATTATTCTTACAAAACAAACAACAGACAGAGAGGCTTTGTCAACAGTTGTAGCTTATGTGGTAAAAAAAGGACCATTAGCTTACAACAACAAAGAAAGATACGGAGATTCACCTTGGTGTGAAGAAAAACAATGGGTTTTAATCGGACGTTACTCTGGTTCGAGATTTAAACTTGAGGACGGTGCAGAGGTTCGCATCATCAATGATGATGAAGTGATTGCCACCATACTTAATCCAGATGATATAGTGAGCTTATGACGATAGAAGAACAAAATCAAATTCAACCAGAGGTTGAAGATATTGAGGTAGAAGTTACTGAATCACAAGAGGTTTCTAATGAGGCTTCAAGCGACGACGAGCTAGAAAATTACACAAAAGGTGTATCAAAAAGAATAAACAAACTAAATGAAAGAAAAAGAGCTGCCGAAGAAAAAGCAGCTGCACTAGAGGCTGCATTACAGCAAAGAGAACAAGAAGTTCATGCTTATTACAACCAAGCAGTGCAATCTCAAAATAGTTTATTAGCAAAAGAAGAAGAAACCATTAATCTAAAAGAGCGTGAAGCTAATGAGTTGTATAAAAAAGCTCATGGTGCGGGTGATGCTGATTTAATGTCAAAAGCTGACAGTTTAAAAAATGAAGTTTCTATTCAAAAAGAAAAAGTAAGAATTGCAAAACAGAGATCTGAACAGAGTTACGCTCAGTCACAGCAAAATTACTATCAACAACCTGTGCAAGAACAACAAGTCCAGGTGCAACCAACTCAAGAGGCTTTAGAATGGAAGTCAAAAAATAATTGGTTTGGTGAAGAACCAGAAGCTACACAATACGCTCAATATACACATGTAAATTTGGTTAATGAAGGTTTTGAGCCAGATTCAAATGAATACTATAGTGAGTTAAATAATAGAGTTTATAAAGTTTATCCAGATCTTAGATCTGATAATGCTGAACAAAGTGAGGGCAGGCCCGCTGTGCAAAGAGTCGCCTCCACTTCCCCAGGAAGTCGGCAAAAAACACAAGGCAAAAAGAACGGTGTGCAATTTTCAAAAAATGAAGTTGACAGACTCCGTGGACTAAAGCCGCATGGCATGACAGAAGATGCCTGGCTAAAATCCGTTGCTAAAGAAAAACAACGCATTGCATCTAGGGAGGCAAAATGACAACTGAAAAAGAAATAACACAAACCAGAAATTCTCGTGAGTCCGAGCAGCACGCTAAAAATACTCGTAGACAACCATGGCGACCAGTAAGAAAACTAGAAACACCTCCACCACCAGAAGGATACGAATATCGTTGGATAAGAGAATCCATGCTTGGTCAAGAGGATAAAGCTAACGTAAGTAGAAGAATTAGAGAGGGATGGGAACTCGTAAGAGGAACTGATCTCCCTAGTGAATTTTCTTACCCTACAGCTGACGAAGGAAGACATGCTGGTCTTGTTTATAGTGAAGGCTTACTATTAGCAAAAATACCTACCGAAACCAAAGAAGAACGTAATGCTTATTACGAAGATCAAACCCGTCTTAAAAAAGAGGCTTTAGACAATAATATGTTTACAGAATCTAGGAGAGATGGCAGGTACGTTAAGTATGATGCAGATAGAAAGTCTAATGTTACTTTTGGAAAAAAGTAATCAAAATAGGAGAATATAAAAATGGCTAATAAAGATAGCGCATTTGGATGTAAACCTGTTCGTATGATGAGCGGAGCACCCTATTCTGGTGGACAATCCAGATATAGAATTGCTAGTGGAGCAACAACACCAATATTCCAAGGCGACTTGGTAACACAGCTAACTGGCGGTGTAATTGGTAGACATGCAGCTTCTGGTACTGTTCCAATTGTCGGAGTGTTTAACGGTGTTCAATACACTGATCCAACATCTGGCGAACAAGTGTTTAAAAACTATTATCCTGGAAGCATCGCTGCTTCTGATATAATAGCAAGCGTCGTTGATGATCCCAACGTAGTTTTTGAAATTCAAGGAGACGCAGCAATGCCTGTGGCCGACTTGTTTGGAAACTTTGAAATCGTTGATGGTTCACCAGTTGGCGATACCTCGTCTGGGATTTCTAACACTGAAATTGCTGTGAGCACTGGTAATACCACTGCTACACTGCCTTTGAAAGCGTTAGACATATCACAGGATCCAGAAAACGATGATGTTTCATCATCAAATACTAACGTACTTTGTGTCATACAGAATCATATCTGTGGACAAAAAAGTGCTGGTTTAGCATAAGGAGGCTAACAAATGGCAATTTCAAGAGCACAATTAGCGAAAGAGCTAGAGCCTGGTCTAAACGCACTTTTTGGGATGTCCTATGATTCCTACGAGAGAGAATATGAAGATATTTTCGTTATCGAGGATTCAAATAGAGCATTTGAAGAAGAGGTTTTAGTAACTGGATTCGGTTCTGCACCACTTAAGTCCGAAGGACAGGGTGTACAATTTGACAACGCGTCTGAAAGTTACAGCGCACGTTACACGCATGATACGATTGCGTTAGCGTTTGCTTTAACGGAAGAAGCAGTAGAGGATAATTTATATGACAGTCTCGGGAAGAGATACGTCAAAGCATTAGCAAAATCTATGGCTAACACCAAAGAGGTTAAAGGCGCTGATGTTTTAAATAATGCTTTCTCATCTAGCTTCACAGGAGGCGATGGAGTATCACTTATTAACACTGCCCACACACTATCTGGTGGTGGAACAGCTGCGAACAGAGCTACTACTATGGCTGACTTAAATGAGGCTTCATTAGAAGACGCATTGATTGATATTTCAACTTTCACGGATGATAGAGGTTTAACTATTTCTGTCCAAGCTGACAAACTTGTGGTACCACCACAGTTAGTGTTTGTAGCTGACAGAATCTTAAACTCTCAGCAAAGATCTGGTACAGCTGATAATGACCTTAACGCAATTAAAAACACTGGGGTTTTACCTGGTGGCTATAGCGTCAACCATTATCTTACTGATCCAGATGCTTTCTTTATCCTTACATCTGTAAATAGTGCAGGCGAAGGTCTAAAAATGTTCCAAAGATCTCCAATGGAGACTTCTATGGAACCAGACTTTTCTACTGGCAATATCAGATATAAAGCGAGAGAGAGATATTCATTCGGTTTCTCTGATTGGAGAGGAATTTACGGATCTCAAGGTGCATAAATGAACGATTAGAAATACCGTTTATTACTCAAGTATTTCAAACAAAGGGCCTCAAAAGGGCCCTTTTTTTTGCCTAAAATAAATCAATATATTATGTGTAAATAGTTGCAATTAGTTGCATATTTTAGTATATTAGTTATGTGGGAATTGAAATTAAAAACAAAAACGGAGGCAAAATGCTTAATGACGATGTGTTGAAAAAGACCACCGAAGAGGTGTGGAAACTAAATGGTTTTGAATTATTCAAAACTTTAGCGAACAAAGAAATAATCGGAGAAGGAACAGTTGAGGCAACTAAATTGTTTGATGAAGATTATTTGTTTGATTACAGAGTGGCTTTGGCTGCAAAAATGTATGAAGAAAAAACGGGTGACAAATTAGAGGAGGTTGTGTAATGGATGTTAATAAAATAAATTACTTTGCTGATATAAAAAAAGCAGAGGGTAAAAGAGTTGCGTTGTACGACGGGACTGATATTAGTTTGCCAGGCACTGTTGCTGTGGTCGACTATGAAGGTGGGTACCATGAATTGGTTGATTTTAACGCTGGTAATCATGCGAACTGGGACCAAGCAAAGATTGATGCCTGGAACACTGATCAAGGCTTAGATAAAAACACGGTTGATATGATCATCAACCAAAGCATGTGGCCAAGCCACGAAACAAACGGGAGGGTAGCGTAGTGATAGAGAATATAATTTACAATAAAGACTCAGCTGATAACGCGGTTGTGGTTGAGGATTATCCTTGGGGATACAAACTGAGAACCAAGAGAAAATACTGGATTGAGACAACTAAAAGAGGCGACAGACTTTGTTACCAGACTTTAAATCCAAAGACTGACAAATGGTGCGCTGTGAAAAAGAGCACTTACAGCGGTATTGAGGTTCTTTATGAGAACGAAGATGGACATATCAAGACTATTGGAATGGATCCTCAGTGGGCCACCAAAGAGAGTCTTGCTCATTTCCAAAACAAAGTTGACGTTAACAAGTTGACCGATGCTCAAAGAGCTAAGATCTGCGAGGCTAAAACAATTATGCACTGTCAGAAACTTGTAAAGGTTGAGATTAGAAACGTGACCATGATGGATCCCGAAGAAAAGGCAAAAAAAGATGCCGAGCAAGAAGAGATTAAAATAAAACTAAACAGCTATGCCAACCATATTTATGGTGAGTGCTTGGTTAAAAATGGGATTGCATAATGATACCAATAAATAGAATATTTGTTGACATGGACGGAGTCTTAGCTGACTTCGTCCAGGGCGTTCAAGGGCCAAAGTATTTGAATGGCCCTTTGACTGACAACTTGTATGACGATAATAAGATTGCACTTAGTAATAAAGGCCTATTCAAAGATTTGCCGCCTATGATTGATATGCAAGATCTGATTGACGGCATTAAAGATACTGGTATTTACTGGGAGATCCTAACTTGTACTGGCGAGCTGAACAGAAAAAAAGTAGCACAAGACAAAACCACCTGGATCAGAGAACATGTAGATCCAGGAGTCGTTATCACCTGTACTTTCAAAGGTGAGCAAAAAGCAGCCTATGCAAAACCTGGTTCTGTACTTATTGACGACAGGCCTAAAAACATAAACGCCTGGATCGATGCAGGTGGTATAGGTATTCTCCACAAAAATGCAGCTGACACTATTGCGCAGCTGCAAGATCTAATAAACTAGGTTCCTAGTTGCACAAATAACAGCCAAAAGGTATTATCGATACTGTACTTATGAATGTTGCGGACATGGTGTTCGCAATGGCACATTAAAAGGAGGCTGTTTATGACTACGCATTTTACCTCTGGCGTCACCAACGTCAGTTCAACTGGGTCCGAAGGACTCGTAAAACAACCGAGCAAGCACAAGTATCACGATTACTTTAATGATTTTGATACATACCTAGCTTCGGATTGGACTATTACAACTACAGAAGCTGGCACTGGTTCAGCAACTGAGGCTCTTGCAGATGGCGATGGCGGTTTATTATTGCTAACAAACGCTGCTGGAGACAATGATCTGGACTTTTTACAACTTGTAAAAGAAGGCTTTAAATATGAAGCTGGAAAACAACTTGGATTCTACTCCAGGTTTAAAACAAGCGACGCTACTCAATCTGACATTGTTTGCGGTTTACAAATAACCGATACAACACCATTAGATGTTTCAGACGGTGTATTCTTTATTAAAAGTGACGGATCTACAACTATTACTTTTGTTGTAGAAAAAAATGGTACGCAATCTACTTTAGATCTACCAAATGCTGTTGCAGATGATACTTTTATGACTGTTGGTTATTTATATAATCCTAAAGATCAAAAGTTTCATGTTTATCAAAACAATGTATTAGCTGGCACGGTAGTCAACACTAATGCACCAGATGATGAAGAATTAACAGTTAGCTTTGGTATTCAAAATGGAGCAGCAGCTGCAAAGACTATGACAATAGACTATGTACACGCTCTAAAAGAACGTACTAGCTCAACTGAACTTTAAGGAGTAAAAAATGGCTGACGCAGTAACTTCACAAACCATTCAAGATGGTGAGAAAACCGCGATTTTAAAATTTACCAATGTGTCTGACGGCACTGGTGAGTCGGCTGTAAAAAAAGTAGATGTCTCTGCGCTTACTAAAAATAGCGCAGGGCAAACTTGTACTTCTGTATCGGTAGCAAGAATATATTGGGCAACAGTTGGAATGAGCGTCAAATTAGAGTTTGATGCGTCTACCAATGTCCTGCTTCTTGGTTTGCCTGCTGATAGTACGGGTGATGAATATTACGATCTATTTTCTGGTATCCCTAATAACGCTGGATCTGGCGTTACTGGTGATATTGATTTTACAACGACTAGCCATTCAAGTGGCGATAGCTACTCGATTATATTGGTACTTAATAAAAACTATTAAGAATGGCGGTAACAAAGCCTAAAAAAAAAGCTAAACCAATAGCTAAAACAGTAGGCAAAGGCGGTAATTACCGCTCTACCAAAAGTGGAGCGGGAATGACCAAAAAGGGTGTTGCTGCTTATCGTAAGAAGAATCCTGGATCTAAACTTAAAACAGCTGTAACAGGCAAAGTTAAAAAAGGAAGTAAGGCCGCAAAAAGACGTAAATCTTATTGTGCAAGATCCGCAGGACAATTAAAGAAGAGTTCAGCAAAAACCAGGAACGATCCTAATTCAAGAATACGTCAAGCAAGACGTAGATGGAAGTGTTAAATGGCAGATAAAAAATCTAAAACACCAAGCAATGTAACAAATCCTAGTTTGTACTCTAGGGTTAAGTCTGAGGCTAAACGTAAATTTGACGTGTATCCGAGTGCTTATGCAAATGCCTGGTTAGTAAAAACATATAAAAAACGCGGTGGTGGCTATAAAGGTGCCAAAAAAGCTGCCGAAGGTGGAGAAATGAGTAAATTAAAAGCAATACCAACCGATAACAAAGGACTTAAAAAGTTACCAACAAAAGTAAGAAACAAAATGGGTTTCATGCGTAATGGTGGTGAAGTGATGATGGTCCAGGGCAGAGGTTGTGGCGCTATGATGCAAAGCAAACGCAAAAAGACTAAAGTACCCAGAAGTTAATAATGAGTTTAACCAAGTGGTTTAAAGAAGATTGGGTTGATATTGGATCTCCAAAAAAAGGTGGAGGATTTAATAAATGCGGCAGATCTAAAACCAAAGGATCTAAACGCAAATATCCAAAATGCGTGCCAGCTGCTAAAGCTGTTAGCATGACAGAATCACAAAAAAAATCAGCAGTTCAACGTAAACGAGCTAAAAAACAAGGCGTTGGTGGTAAGCCAACAAATGTAAAAACTTTTGCCGCAAAAGGTGGTAAGATAATAAAAAGTTCAAACATGGGATTGTTTGGAAGGAGTTAAAAATGAAAGGAACGAAATATAAAGCAGGCGGCGGTGCTATGAAAGGCACTAAATATATGTCTATGGGCGGAGCTGCAAAAGGCACTAAATATATGTCTATGGGCGGAGCTGCAAAGGCCGAAGTAAAGGCTAATCCTGGTATAGATAAAATGCCCGCATCTATTTTGGCTAAATTGCAAGCGGGATTTTCACCAGTAAGTGGTGGCAAAGCAAAGTCTCTAGCTAGAGCCATGAAAAGGAAACCAACAAAAAAATTTCCAACTAAAGCTAGATAAAATTTTGTATTAAATAAGGTGGCGTATTTAATATCAAATATCCCGCAGTTCAAATGCTGGGTACGAAAAGAATTTACAACCAACCATCAACATGGTCATGGTGAATATTTACATGCTTTGGTTATAGCAGTAAACACGATTCCAGATAGATCTTTGTCCTTCCAGGTAGTTTTTACTGGATGCGAAACCGATTTTGAGGGTTATCCAAATGATAACGTACACGGTGGAGCAATGTGGGCCAGGATGCCTATACAAGCTCTTATAGCAGACGTTCCTTTGCATGAGTGGCCTAAGCCTATGGAAGATCATTTAGCTCAACCATGGGATTGTCTAAGCCATCATCATAGTGTGGTTTCTTTAGACAGAGTTAGCTCAAGTCCCTGGTATTGTAAAATAGACGGTGAGTTTCATTTGGGCAAATATATGTTTACGGTTGATTATACCGATCACTCAATAGCAGATGATCCTGCTCAACATAAACAGTCACATGTGTTATATTTGACGGATGCTGGTGAATATACTGGCAATTTTGTGGCTCTACCGAATAACAGAGTAAGAGCAACTAATCCAGCTTTATGGAGAACGGGTGAAGGCGCACCAGATTTTGCACCATCACAATGGATCCATTCTGCTGAGGCGCATGAGAGCTATACAGATCCAGTCAAGACATTTGACAATTTGTATGCCTCAGACGAAGATAGAGAGTAATTATGGCATTATCTGGAAG